GTTCACCGGCAACCTGCTGCGCGCCATCACCGCGAAGGCGGCGCGCCGCTCCAAGGGCTTCACGCAGGTCGTGTTCGCGAACCGCCGCATGGCCGCGCATCGCCATCTCCTCGAGTTCGGCACCGGCCCGCGCTACCTCGATTCCGGCAAGTCCGTCGGCCGGGTCGCGCCGCGCCCGTTCATCGGCCCCTTGATCGCCAAATACGAGCCGATCTTCCCGGCGCGCATCGAGGCGCGGCTCGACAAGGTCGTCGACGAGATCAACCGATGAAGCCGCGCATCATCATCCCGCGCATCCGGCTGGTCCGCCCGACGTTCGATAAGCGCGTTGCCGGCGCCGCTGAGATGACCGCGGCGGTCGCGAACGGGCAGAATCTCGACGTTCCCTGCGCCTTCGTCGTGCCGCTCGGCGACGATGCCGGCGAGAACCTGACCGCCGGCCCCGTCACGCAGGTCGTGGCAAGCCGCTTCGGCGTCGTCGTGTGCGTGTCGAACACGGCCGACGAGCGCGGGCAGCAGGGCGCCGACGATCTGGAGGACATCCGCGACGAGCTGATCGCGGGGCTCTGCGGCTGGTCGCCCGACGACGAGCGCTACGACCGCATCTTCTACCAGGGCAGCGACGACGACCCGCGCGTCGATCGCGCCCGCATTTGGCACCAGTTCAACTTCGCCGCCATGGAAGTGATCGGCGGCGGCTGATCGCAACCACCACCTGAGAACCTGGAGGATCAAGCGTCATGGCCCGTCGCGCCAAAAACGCCGTCGTGCTCGCGAAGGCCGAGACGACGGTCGGCACCGATGCCGCTCCCACGGCAGCCGATGCCATTCTGGTCGAGAATCCCGCCGTCGACCCGCAGGTCGACGTCATCACCACGAACGAGGCGAACGGCTCGCTCGATTCCGAGGGCCCGATCAACGGCGGCATCCGTGGCCGGATCACGTTCTCGGTCCTGCTCAAGGGTTCCGGCACGGCGGCGACGGCGCCGAACTTCGGCGAGCTGCTCAAGGGTTGCGGCTTCGAGGAGGTCATCACCGCCGAGGCGGTCCCGGCGGTAGCGGAGGCCTTGGAGGCCGGCGCGTCGCAAACGGCCGCGACGCTTGGCGCCTCGGCTGCCGCGACGGCGCAGGCCTATCGCGGCATGCCGATCAACTTCACCGGTGGCGTCGAGGGCTCGTCGTTCATCAGCGACTACAGCGCGGGGAAGGTGGCGACGCTCGCCGACGACATGGGCGACGTGCTCGATGCCGGCACGGACTACCAGATCCCGGCGAACGTCCTCTACAAGCCGACGAGCGACCGGTCGATCATCAAGACGTTGACGCTCTACGTCCACCTGGACGGGATCCGCTACCGCTTCGTCGGCTGCCTCGGCAACGTCAACCTGACCGTCGACGCGGCGGGCATCGGCCGCCTCGCGTTCGATTTCATGGGCCACTTCGTCGACAAGACCGACGTCGCGGTGCCCAGCGTGGACTTCGGCCAGATCCGCCCGCCGCTCTGGCGCAAGGGCAAGATGCTGATGCACCGCGTCGCCTCGGCCGTGCAGCAGCTCACGCTCGGCACGAACAACCAGATCGTCATGCCGGGTGACCCAAACGCGGAGCAGGGCTTCGGCTTCCCGCTGCTGGTCTCCCGCGGCATGGCGGGCTCGGTCGATCCGCTCGAAGAGCTCGTCGCCACGCGCGACATCATGACCGACTTCAAGGACGGCAACCGCCGCATCCTCCATGCCCGCGCCGGCAGCGTCGTCGGCAACCGCTGGGGCCTGACGATCCCGGCGGCGCACTACACCGGCCAGGGGCCAGCGGACCGCGACGGGCTCGTCGGCGTCAACGTGCCCTTCGCCGCGACCGGCAAGGACTCTGGCGCATTCCTCTGCTTCTTCTGATCCAGCCTCCCGACCGCAGAAAGCTGGCCAGCCGGGCGGCGGTGTTTCGGGACGCCGCCGCCCACCCACCCTCAACCCCCGAATTGAGGACTCCCGATGCTTCCGATCTCCACGATGGACGTGGTCCGCTACGTCCCGCTTGAATACGATTCCGCCCGCGCGCAACAGATCCTTGACGGTCTGCGCGCCGATCCCGCCGCCGACAAGGATGCGATTGCCGCGGCCGAGCGCCATCTCGCCAAGGTCGAGGCGAACCTCGCCGCGTGTGGCGGTCAGCCGCCGGTTTATCTGATCCGCGTGCCGTCGCTGCGGGCGCGGGCGGCGTGGCGGCGCGACGTCGCCGCTTCCGGCGCCCGCATGCCGTCGAATGCCGAGATGTTCGAGGCGATGCGTGCCGCGCTGCGCGAGGTCGCGCCCGCCAATCTCGACGCGCTGCTCGAGATGGTCGACCAGGCCGAATACGCGGCCGAGAAGGGCGAGCCGCTCGACGCCAAGGCGGCGCGCGAGATCGGCGCCCTCGAAACGCAACTCCTCTCCGTGCCGGTCTATTCCGTCCTGCAGGGCGCGCGGCAGTACTGGGCGAGCATCGCCCCGATCATCGCCGCGCAGCATTTCATCGCGGGCTGGGAGAGCGTCGGCGCCCCTTACGAGACCAGCCGCGGACTCGTTACGGATGCCGCGCTCGAAGCACTGCCCCGCGGCCACGCCGAGGAGGCTGGCTGGCATGCCATCGGCCTGATGTCCGTCTCCAAGGACCAAACAAAAAACTCCGCATCGCCGTCGCGATCTCTCGAAGGCCCGAAGCCTTCCGCGGCGGCGCAGACCCTCTCGACGGCGGACGCGGCTGGGACCTCTTCGGCGAAATCCACGAGCAAAACCCGGCGCTGACGCTCGCGCCGGAATACCAGGACGTCGTGCGGCTCTGGCGGCTGTTCCAGGGCGGCATGGCGCCGGGCCATCTGCCCGAGGCCGGCGGCACGCTCGACCAGGGCGCGTGGCTCCTGGAGGCCTTCAGCATCATGACCGCGGCCGAGCGAGAACTCGAAAAGGGTAACGGCTGATGGCGCGCCCGATCATCCTCACGCTGTCGGTGCAGGAGGCCGAGCAGGTCAAGCGCACGCTGGAGGGGCTCGGCACCACCGGCGAGGCCGCGCTGACGCGCCTGGAGTCCGCCGCCAAGCGCAGCACGGCGGCGAACCAGAACTTCGCCCGCACGGCCGCCTCCGGCGTCCCGGCCTCGCGCAACCTCGGCATCGCCGTCCAGCAAGCCGGCTTCCAGGTCGGCGACTTCGCGGTTCAGGTCGCCTCGGGCCAGAGCGCGATGCGCGCGTTCGTTCAGCAGGGCTCGCAGATGCTCGGCTTCTTCGGCCCGTGGGGCGCCGTCGCGGGCGCCGGCCTCGCGATCGCGGGCGCGCTGGCCGCCGCCTTCGTCGGGCTCGGCGACAGCACGGACAAGGCGAAGAACGCGACCGACGCCTACAAGCAGGCCATGGAGGAGGCGAACGACCTCCTGCGGACGTCGGAGGAGCGGGCGCGGGCCGCCGCAGCGGCGAAACTGGAAGAGGCCAGGGCGACGCAGGACAACGCCATTGCGCTTGCGCGCGAGAAGATCGAGCGGATCGAGGCGTTCCGCGAGTCTCAGCGGCAGTCCGAGACGTTCTTGAAAGACCGCACGCGGCGATTCGGAAGCCGCTTGCCTGAAATCGACGAGCGGCTCGAAGAGGAGCGCCGCAAGCTCGCGGAGCTGGAAGAGGTCCGGCGCCGCCTCGACGACCCGTCGCAGCTCGGCAGCGCGCGCGAAGAGGCGCTGAAGCGCGAGCGCGAATTGCTCAAGACGAACCGCGACGCCGTCGAGTCCTACATCCAGAGCCTGCGCGACGAAAACGAGGCCATCCGCCTCTCGAATCGCGACAAGGAGATCCGCCAGCGCCTCGACGAGGCCATCAACAAGGCGATGGCCGAGGGCAACCTGCTCACGGCCGAGCAGACGCAGGCGATCCGCGACGCGGTCAACGCGAAACACGATTACATCGACGCCACGGAGAAGCAGAAGCGGGCCGAGCGGGAGGCGCAGCGCGAAGCCGAGCGCGTGGCGCGCGAAATGGAGCGGCAGGTCGAGCGGATCGGCGACAATCTGTCCCGCTCGATGGGCGACGTCTTCTTCGACGCGCTCGAAGGCAAGTCGACCAACTTCTGGGAGCTCTTCGAGCAGCTCGGCAAGCGCGCCATCGCCAACCTTGCGGCCGAGGCGATCGTCGGGGAGTTCCTCCGCCCGACGATCCAGTCCGTCGTCAGCAGCTTCCCGCAGTGGTTCGGCCTCTCGGCGCCCGCCGGCACTCCGGCCGCGCCCATGACCTCGGTCACCGAGACCGGCGTCGTGTTCACGACCGGGCCGAATGCGGGTATGCCGGTCAATGCAGCCGCGGCCGGCCTCCCCTGGGGCCAGATCGCGGGCGGCGGGCTGATGGGCCTCGGCATCGGCGCGACGATCGGCAGCATGCAGCCCTTCGGCCGCACCGGGCCCGGCGGCGCGATCGGCGGCACCATCGGCGGCGCCGCCGGCATGGCCTTCGGCGGCCCTATCGGGGCGCTCGTCGGTTCCGTTGCCGGCGGCCTGCTCGGCTCCGCGTTCGGCCCGAAGCCGTCGAAGGGCCCGTCGCTGTTCTCGACCCTCCGCGTCGATGAAAGCGGCCGTCTCATCGCGCCGGATTGGGGCGTCGATAACGGCGCCTCGATGGCCGATGCCGAGAAGTTCGCCAAGCAGTGGGCGCGCGATCTCAACGCGCTGGCGCAGATCACAGGCGCAACGTTCACGGGCAGCGAAGTCGGCCTAAGCACGAGCAAGCGTAAGGGGCTCGCGCTCTGGCAGAACGGCCGTCCGGTCTCGATGAGCGAGATCGGACTCGCCCGCGAGGTTCTGCTCAATCAGACCAGCGGCATCGACGCCGACTTCCGCAGCGTCCTCGATCGCTCGCAGGCCATCGACCTGCA